ATTATAGTTAGTCTTTTTAGCTAATGATTCTAAAGAAACTGATTGGTAGTTCTGGGAAATCTCTTTAAGCATATACAATACCAGATTTGAGAGTTGCTTTTTTATGGTGATACTAGAGTTAAGATCTGTATTCCTAGAAAGCAAAATTAACAATGCATTCAAGTAACTATCCAATAACCTATTAGAAAATTCACCTGAATTGTAATATTCTTTAATAATTTGATTAGTGATGGTTTGAACTTGTCCTTCAGTATTTTTAGCTCGATAAATAATGTATTGACTATATTGATCGTTAGCAAGAAGAAACTTAGAGATAATATTGGTTTTATTCTTAATTGGTGTTTACATGTTTTGGAATCTAGTTGCCGGTGCAATGGGATTCTTCATGCCATATGTATATGAAACAGTAGGTGGTTTAAGCAATACTCAAGCTAATATTCTTCAAGCTGTTTTATGGGCATTTACTGCTTTAGCAGGATATTTTGGTTTTGCTCTTCATGGAGATAAGTGGAATCATAGAATTTTCTTCTGTGTAGGCGCATTAATGACTTTAATTTCCTGGGTTATTTTAGCCTACGTTGGTATGGGATGGCCAGCTTTAATCACCTTCGTAACTTTATGGGGGATTTCCGCAGGAATTGGTGCGCAAGCATGGTACGCATTATGGTCAACTGAACTCTTCCCCACAAAATATCGTGCCGGTGCCCAAGGGTTTATGTTTTTTACAGTAAGAGGAAGTGCCGGAATTTGGTCAATTGTTTTTCCCACTATTTTAACCTCAATGGGTTTCAAGGCTGCGGGGACTTTAATGATTATATTCTTAGCAATTTCATTAATTATTGGGACTATTTGGACTCCGAAGACGCGTGGGAAGTCTCTTGATGAAATTACTAGAGAACGTTATGGCGATAAGGAAAAATAAATTAATCTGAATTGAAAGGTATGATAATTATGGAACTAGGAAAAGTTGCCCAAGTAAATTTAGATTTAGTTGATAACATTGATAATTGGAATTTTGATAAGTTAAAGTGTGCTAAACTACAAGAAGTAGGAATTGAAAAATCAATTATATATTTAGATAAAAAGAGTAGCCAACTTTTTATCACTTTAGATGTGAGAGATTTTAAATCTTATCAGAAATTGTCTACTCAATATCAGAATGCATGGTGGTCACATCTAGAACCGTTGCCTAGTATAGATGGTAAAAGCCTTTTGGATTATACTTGGCATGAAGTATTTAAAATTGAAGATGATGAATAAGACTAAGGAGTGAAAAATTTCACTTCTTTTTTAGGGGGAGAAAGAGCAAAATATGATATTTTAAATATAAAGTAAATAAATTTGAGGGTATAATAAGAAATGATTATTGATATGACGGGCTTTTTTTAGTGTATTCCCCACGTAGGTAGCGGTTAATTAAATCTTAGGTGTTCTTAATTGGTTGCAAATATTGATACATAGCTATTTAAGCTTTTTGTTGATTATTGTTGATTGCTTGAATTCGGTATCTTTTTCGGTACTTAAAAATTTATCAATATTTTCTTCAATGAGAGAATCATTACGTTTACGTTCTTCTTCCATCAAATAAGCATATGTATCAAGAGTAGTCTGCAGATTTTTATGACCTAATCGTTTACTGATAGCGTACCAATCTATGTGCATTGTATGTAAGAGAGCTACATGACAATGACGTAAACTGTGAAAGTGAAAGTCACCAAGGTTTAAACTACAGCTATCAAGTATTTTTCTGAGTTGCTGTGTGACAATTTTAGGTGTTAAAGCAGTTGTATTACTAATACCAAAAACCAATTTGTAATTTTTGCATTTTAATTCTGATAAATAGTTTAATAATCGGCTATCAACCCTGATTGTTCTCTTCGACCAGGGATTTTTAAGTGGCTTAAACATTTTGTCATGTTTGTAATCATATGCACGAGTAATACTAATAGTATGTTCCTTAAAATTGATTTTATCCCATGTAAGACCTTCAACTTCACCAAAACGCATCCCTGTTAAAATTGCTGTTATAATTTCATAATTAATTGGATCATCGGGAGTTCTAGTATTAATTGCATAGTTAAGTATCTTTTTTACTTGTGCAACTGAAGGATAAACAATTTTCAATTTGCGGTCATTATTACTTTTGGCTTCTGCACCTTCAGCAAAATTAGTCGGTATAATTTTATCTGCCACGGCTGATTGAAGAGCAGAGTATATATAATCTTTAGCTCGGTTAGTTGAAGACTGTACATGACTTTGAGCATATTCTGTGATAAAAATCTGATAGTCAGTACGCTTGATTTGAGTGATGGGAATTTTACCAAATTTCCTATCTAGTAATCTTCTTATGGTTTCGTATTTTTCCCAAGTAATATCGGTTATGCTTGGTTTACGATAAATTTCAGACCACTGCTTAAAATATTCACCAAAACTAGGTACTTTAGGTGATGCAGAAGTTAAATTATGCTCCAATTTATATTTTTGATCACGTTCCCATTTTTTAGCTGCGGTTTTGGTTAAAAAACCTTGCTTAACTTTTTGTTTATATTTGGGTTTACCGTTTTTGTCTAGGTCTGTATAATCTGTCCAATTGACACGAATAGCCCATGAACCGTTTTTTCTGTAAGGTTTTCCCATAAAAAACTCCTATTCTAGCCGTGGTTCTGCTAAAATAGAGTATAGCAATGCCCACGGCATTGTATTGTTAACCATTTCTATTGGCGTAGAATTGGTTGGTTTAATTCAAATACATTCATTTAAAATTGATTGAGCTATTGGCGTAGCTCGTTCTATTTACCCATCACTGTTGGCGCAGTGGTGGGATTTTTTGTTTTGCTTTATTTTAAATTAGTTTGAGTTTTTGTAGTTAACTTATTATTGGTAAAGTCTAAAACAGCACCATCGCCTTTCACTCCAGTTACCCACGTTGCAATAGTATGCTTAGAACCCATGATTAATGATTCATCAAGGCCATCAGGTTCGCCATATTTTAAAATGACGGATTCATAACTTGAACCATCTTTAATAGAATCGAAAGCTTTAAGAGTTAACTTTTCGGGACGTGAAGCAAACTTAAACCCTGTAATTTGTTTGGAGACGGTATTGTTATCCACAGTCGCTACCGTGATAGTTGAACCGCCTTTAATCCATACAAGGGATTTGGTTTTGATTCCATTTGTTTTAGTTGAACTTGATGAAGTAGGGGCACCTAACAAAGATTTGACTTGAGCTACAGTTGAACCGCCTTCGCCTTTATTCATTAAATCTCCCACTTTGATTTTGTCGAATTTATTTCTAAATTCTTTATCTTGAGAGACTCTTTTGTCATTGGTATTGGTTTTAGATGTTTTAGCAGAAGGGTGAGAGGAGCTATTTGTAGAGTTGCTACAAGCAGCTAAACCAATACCTAATAATGTCACTGCGCTAGTTAGCGCCACTTTTTTAATTACGTTCATAATTTTTTGACCTCCATTTATGTTATGACGTTGATTAACACAGCTTTTAGAGTCTTCAGTATTTTGGACTAATATGGTTTAATTTATCTCTTGTAAATCGACTAGTATGTACCATTTATCATGGGGGATCCCGAAGGCTTTGGCAAAATCAAAAATACTATTAAACCAAATATCATTTTCAAAACAATATTGTGCTAATAAGTTGATAGCAAAAACGTTAGCCGAATATTCTCCTTTTTGCCTACCTAAATAAGCCAATCTATTAAAAATGGGTGTATTTTCAATTGTGTGGCCAATTTCATGGGCAAAAATAAAAGGTATTTCAGTTTCTGGGTACCAATTCCCATTTACTACAACTAAATCACTTGGATAATTGTAACTTTTTGATTTAGCAGTAGGAGGTAGGAACTTGTTGTAAACCACACCTATTTGATGATCGAAACAGTAGTTGATTAGCCATGCTATAAGATTATCAAATCTTTCACGATCTTCACTAGTCATCATTGTTCTTCTTTCTTAGTTCGGGGTGACTTTTGAAGTATCCTTCCGCTAAAGAGTCAACTAAACTTTGAAAATCATCTGGAACTGGATCATCGCCCCCATAACTTTGACCTAGATCACGCCATGTTAGGCGACGTTTATCGGTTGAGGTTGGAATGCTGGGATTATCAGTTAGACCTTTTAAATAATCTGTGGTGGTATTGAGAGCTGTGGCTACGGCAGCTAATGCATCAGATCCTGGTTTATTCGTTTTCCATTTATAAATGGAATTAGTTCCTAATTTAGCTTTATCATTTACTTCACGTAAAGACATTTTTCTAATTTTTGCTAATTTTTTTGTTCTTTCAAATTCAATCATATCAAGGGTTCTCCGATCCTTGACAAAATTAATTTAGAAAATATTCTAAATAATTGTTGACTATTTAGAATATTTACGTAATAATAGTTTTGTCAACAAGTTAAGAAATAAGTTTTTAAATCAATTTAGAAACAAATAAATAGCATTTTAAAGGTATGGGGATACTGTTCAAACGCTTATTTGTTATACATTTATATTAGAAAATATTCTAAATAATGTCAATAGTTTCTAAATAAATTTCTAAATTAGTTTCTAAACAAGTTGAATATTATAAATACAGAGGTGAAATAAATGCCAATTGAAGAAAAACTCGAGAACGCTAAAAAAGAAGTTGAAAGCTCAATCAAAAAAGCACTTCTTGAAAAAAACATGTCTCAAGCTGAGTTAGCTGATTTAATCGGTGAAACGCGGACTAATGTGAATTTGGCAATCAAAGGCAATACCAATCCTAAAGCTGTTCAAATTCGCAAGAAAATTTACAAGGTATTAGGAATGGAATAGAAGGTGAATATAAATGAAAGATTTACAATTATTCAATTTTGAAAATCAACAGGTTAGAACATTAGAAATTGATGGTAATCCATATTTCGTTGGTAAAGATGTAGCAACTATCTTAGGTTATTCAGATACAAATCAAGCAATTAGAAATCATGTTGATGAAGAAGATAAACTGACCCGTAAATTTAACGGGTCAGGTCAAAACCGCAGTATGACCATCATCAACGAATCAGGCCTGTACAGTTTGATCTTATCTAGCAAGATGCCTAACGCAAAAAGATTTAAACGTTGGGTAACATCAGAGGTTTTACCAACTATTCGTAAACATGGTATTTATATGACTGATCGTAAGGCGTATGACATTACCCACGATCAAAGTGGTACTGCCTTAGTAGATTTACTTCAACAAGCAGCGAATCAATTGAAAGCTAAAGATATTCAAATTGCTGAAATGAAACCAAAAGCTATACTCGCAGATGCCATTACAACAAGCGAAACTTCAATCCTTGTAGGCGAAATGGCTAAAATTCTAAAAAAGAATGGCGTAAACACTGGTCAAAATAGATTTTTTAAATGGTTAAGAGCAAACGGGTATTTAATTAAAAGAAAAGGTACTGATTATAATATGCCAACTCAGAAGAGTATGAATTTAAAGCTCTTTGAAATTAAAGAAAGAACTATTGTTGATGGAAATAGTACTCGTATTGTTAAAACTCCAAAAATTACAGGAGATGGCCAACAATATTTTACAAATTTATTTTTAGATGAAAAAGACGCTTAGAGGTGATCAGGTATGAATGGATTAATTAATCAACAAGTTCTTGCTGATCAAATTCATCGGCAGGTTGATGAATTTTTGCAAAAAAATAAGCCTTTACCTAGAACCGCAAAACTTACTAAAGAAACTCGCGAAAACTTATTTCATGGTAAAAGCGCGGAATGGATTAGATTATTTATTTTTGATACGTATCCTGAAACTAATGAAATCAATGGGGGATGGGTACTTAATCCCAGAAAAACAATTGCAGGTAAAACCACTACCATACTCGTTAAATCAGCGATTAAGTGGCTTGATGAACATGAGTATGAGATTGATTGGAATGCTAAGATCCCACGATAGGAGAGCTAAAATGCAGAATAACAAAATCTCTTTATCTGATAAAATTCTTTATTACTCATACAAAGCATTATTCTATTTCACATTTTCAGTTGTATCTTACTTCGCAATTGATGCGATTAGAACGATTTTGAAAATTAAATAAAAGGAGACAAAAAATGAACGTATTTGAACTAAATACTGCTATTAAGCAGGTTCAAGAAATGGATATTGATTCAGAAACTTTAGCAGACACTTTAGAAAGTCTTGAACTTCCTAGAAATGAAAAGCTTGATAATGTGGCTTCTTGGATCGAAGAAAACAAAATGAAGATCGAATGGCTTAAAGGTAAAAGAAAGCAGCTTTCAGATGTTGAAACTCAACTTAAGAAGCAAACTGATAGGCTTCAAGACTTTTTAACTCAGGCTATTGATGATAGTGGTAAAAAGGAAATTCAAACTGAAAACCACTTACTCAAGCCTAGAAATTATAGAGATTCGGTAATTGTAGAAGCTACTAAAGATTTACCGATCGATTATGTGATTCGTAAGGAAGTTATCCAGCCTGATAAAAAGCTACTTTACAAAGACTTAAAAGCTGGAAAAGAAATCTCAGGTGCTCACTTAAAATCTAACAGAAAGACGGTTATTGATTAATGTATATTGCAGAACAAATGAAAAATTTTAGTTATTTTGCTGAAAAAGATGATATGAATCATGCCTCAGATGCCATTATTCTTATCTGCCAGGAGACTTTGATGAAGCCTAGTGAAGTTTTGCTTGAAATTAAAGAAGCTTCTTATAGAAAGAAACCTGCTGATTATAGAATGGCTGAGAAAATCTTAAGAGCCATGGAAGAAAGTAAGCCAATTAATTATTCCCATATCAGAGATTATTTTAAAGATGCCAAACATGGAATTGAAGAAGCTATGAAATCGGGAAATCCCGCATTGATCAGAGATTATGTAATGGCTATTAAATTGGACATGGACCAAGTACTTAAGGAATTATCATTATGAAAATAAGTCTAAAAGGAATGTCAAATAGAGAATTGGCAAAACTGTTTGATTGTGCTGCCAAAGCTAATAATAGACGGTTAGCAAAAACTATTACTTATAGATTAGCTTACAGACATCATGAAAGTTTTGACGCTCAACTTCGATATTTAGGTAAGAGGGCAGTGAAAAGAAAGAATTACCCTAGTTTTAATATGGTGGCTAAGCTATGGAAGGAGCGTGATTAGGATTTACGAATTAAGACCATACCAAAAAGATTTAATCAGAAAAATAGTTGATTCAATGAAGAAAAATCATCGCGTGATTATTGTCCAGAGCCCACCAAGAACAGGAAAAACTGTGAGTAATGGCCGAAATAGCCAGAAGAACTACTAAAAACAATAACCATGTAATGTTCTTGATTCATCGTAAAGAAGTTCTTGACCAAGCTGTTAAAACATTCAGTAAGCAAGAGGTAAATTCTAATTTATTGACTGCTGGAATGGTTCAAACGTTAACTCGCAGGGTTGATAAACTGCCAACTCCTAATGTGATTTTGGTTGATGAAGCACATCATGCACTGGCAAAAAGCTATCAAAGAATTTTAAACAAGTTTCCTAAAGCTATAGTTTTATTGTTTACGGCTACGCCACACAGAACAGGACGGCAGCAATTAGATCAGATTGCAGATGATATTATTGTTGGTCAATCAATTCATGAACTTACTGAAAAAGGATTCCTAGCGCCATTTAGATACTTTCAACCGCCTAATGATTTTGATGTGAAAGTCTTAAAGCGTGGGAGTACAGGAGATTATACAGCGGAATCTATGCAAGAAGCGATGTCTACTAAAATTTTTGGTCATATCGTTAAGCAGTACAAGCGAATTGCTAAAGGGATGCAGGCAGTAGTTTATACCTATTCCGTTGATTCAGCTATCAAAATAGCTAATGAATTCAATTCTGAGGGGATTTCAGCAGTTGAAGTAGATGGAACTACTTCAAAAGAAAAACGTGATCTAGCGGTGCGAAAATTTCGAGATCAAGAAATTAAGATACTTGTTAACGTAAATCTTTTTACTGAAGGTGTGGACTTACCAAATGTGGACTGCGTTATTATGGCACGCCCTACAGCATCAATTGCTTTATATCTGCAGTTCTCAATGCGCTGCTTAAATCCACGTGAAGGCAAGACTGCCATCATCATTGACCATGCTAATAATTTTAAAACGTTTGGCTATCCTGATGATGATCGTGATTGGAAGCAAGCCATTAAATCAGGGAAACAGAAAAGCAAAACGCTATTGACTGATCCAGGGCTTTCAATTATTACATGTGACTATTGTTTTGCGGTGGTAAAAGCAAGTGAAGTAAAAGATGGAAAGTGTCCTATCTGTAGGAATCCAATCAAAATTCATGAAGCTAAACCAGTAAGTGATGTTGATTTAGTTGAAGCTTCTAAAGAACGGCAAAATGCAATTCGTGAAATGGTTAAAAACGATTTGCTAAAGAGTGTGGCTACTAAATCAGTTGGTGAGCTTCGTAGCTTAAGAGAATTGCAAGCTTATGCAAAGTTACATTCATATAAACCAGGTTGGGCTTGGTTTCAAGCTAAAAGAAAAGGATTGATTAAAAGATGAATCGATTAAAAGAATTAAGACAAAAAAATAACCTAACTCTTAAGGAATTAGGTCAAAAAATAGGAATGGCAAATAATACTTTAAGCCAATATGAAACGGGAAAGCGTGAGCCAAAATTAGAAACGTGGCAAGCACTAGCAGACTTCTTTAATGTGTCTGTCCCATACTTGCAAGGCATTGATGAAGGAATTTATGATTTGAAATTTCCAACCAAAGCAGAAGCTATTGCTTTTATTCATAAAATTATGAAAGCTCAAAATATTAAATTAGAGGATATTCAAAATGAAAGTAAAAATTATTGATGATGTTGCTACACCTAGTTTAGAAAATGAAATTAACGATTTAGCATTAATCATGTATGAGGAGAAAACAAATGATTAATTTACCTAAAGTTCAAACGTTAAAACCCAAGTCGCAACCACATAACTTCTTTATCTGGGGTGCGACAATGTCGGGTAAAAGTTATTTTTCAAGCTTTTTCCCTAATCCATTGATTCTTAATACTGATGGAAATAGTGAACAAGGAAGCGCCCCATCAATCCAAATTAGAAATATCAGAAATGCTCAAGGTAAGCTTGAACAATCTGCAATTAAACAAATTGATGATATTATCACGGCACTTCAAGTTGAGAACCCTAAGCGTCCAGCAGATCAGCAGTTTAAGACAGTTGTTATTGATGTAATTGATGATATTTGCGTAATGATCGAACAGGCTATTTGTCTTGACGCTGGGGTGCAAGCTTTATCAGATATTCCTTATGGAAAAGGTTACGCCATGTTCAACACGGCACTTCAACAATTTGTAATGGATTTGAAAGCTTTACCACTTAATGTAATTTACATTTCAAGAGAGTTAGCCATCACAGATGATAATACTGGAGTAACTACCTATGAGCCATCACTTAAAAATAAATACTATAACATCGTCAACGGTAACTGCGATGTGGTTATTAGAACAAAAAAGATTGGTGATGGCCAAAATGCTTCTTATTTCAGAGAAGTAAAAGCACTTAGAACAATGTATGATCCGACAAATATTACAGATCATAGGGTTTTACAATTACTTGAATCCTGCAAATGGATGTTCAAAAAGGAAGATTTAGCAAAATTACAGGCAAAGAAAAAGGAGAATAAGTAAATATGAGTTTATTAGATGCATTAAATGAAGTTAAGAAGTCAGGTTTTGATCCAAAATCAGGTAAAGAATATGGCGCTTTTGAAAAAATCCCAGCTGGAACTTATAAAGTGAGCCTAGATGGAGTAACTCATAACGCCACTAAAGATCGCGATTTCTTGATGCTAAGTTTTTTAGTCATTGAAGGTAAGTATGAAGGTAAAAAAGAATCAATTTTTCCAACTCTTGCCCAAACTACCTCTAAAGGTAATCCAATGCCACAATTTGTTATTGCAAGATCAATTTCAATGCTTCAAGTAATCGGCGAAACGGTTGATATGCCAATTCCTGACAGCGATTTTGATCATGATTCTGAAACTGACGCTTATGAGGATTTAGCTGCCACCCTTACGCCAGCCAAAGGAAAAGTATTGATGATGACGATTAAAGAATCACCTAACAAAAAGAATCCAGATAATCCTTATAGAAATTATGAATTTGGGAGAGTAGAACAACCAAAAGCTATTGAAGTTGATGAAAATCAAGATCCATTTGCAAACAATACAGGCAGTGATCTTGAAATTTCAGATGATGATTTACCATTTGGTAAGTAAGAAAGGTAAATAAAAAATGAATGATATTAAGTATCCAAAAACAGAATTATTTGTAGTATTAGGAACTAAAACTTACCCTCTCTACACTACAGTTGATCCACAAACTGTACATGAGCTTTTAACACAAACGGAGGGTAGAGAAAAGTTTTTAAGCTTTGAAGTGGCCATTAAAAAGAATCATGGTAATGGTCTATGGTATCCAGGTTGTGATGAAGATCCAGTTTGGACTAAATGGACAGTTCAAAAACGTACAGTCAAATCTTACCTAGAATTGCCCAAACCTAAAGTAAATATTGATTATGGTAATCAAAAATATGATTGTGACATTGAAGATCGTCCGTGGCTCTAATATGTGAGGTAATCTTATGCATCCCAACTTAGTTAACTATGCGTTGAACTACGCAGATCATGGCTTTAGTGTGATTCCAATTGGCAGTAATAAGCGTCCCTTAATCAAGTTTGCAAATAAACCGTCCCTTGAGGACGATGAAATTAAGCAGATCTGGAAAAAATATCCAATGGCAAACATTGCACTTAAAACGGATAAATTCTTTGTAATTGATGTGGATCGTCACGGTGAAGAAGATGGCATGAAATCTATTAAGGCATTAGATCATGATGATTGGTTTAAAGACACCTTGACCGAACGCACCGCACATGACGGCTTCCATTTCTTCTTTACTAAGCCTAAAGATTTAAAGATTCAACAAAATATTGGATTCTTACCTTCAGTTGATTTGAAAGCTCACAAAAATAATTATGTTGTTGTAGCTCCCAGTCAATTAGGTGATAAGAAATATCAATGGCTAAACAATGAGCCAATGAGAAATCCGCCTCAAGAATTAATTGACCTTATCTTAGAAAAACAAAAAGAGTTTAAACCAGTTGAACAACTTGAAAGCTATAAACCTACTGGAAAAACTCAAACTACTGAACTGTTTGAAAAAATCGTTAACGGGCTAGGAAAAACGGGTGGTAGAAACAATGCATTAGCTAGTTTCGTAGGTGGTTTATTGTTCCGCAATGTTGATCCTGAAGTAGCTGCTAAATTAGCCGTTATTGCAAATGATAATACTGAAAATTCATTACCCTTTAATGAGGTCGAAAGAACTGTAAACTCAATGATTGAAAAAGAAATAAGGAGGAGAGAATTAAATAGTGACTAAAAATAAAACAATAAAACTTAACCAAGAGAATGCTAATAAACTCAAGCAAGAGCAAAATCATAGAACTTTGTTCGAAGAAACTAAAGATGGTTCTCTTAAAACTACTTCGATTAAAAATATAGTTCTAATTCTTAAAACCGATGAAAATCTTCAAGGTTTATTCAAATTCAATGAGTTCACTAGTGAAATTGATGTAGTTAAAGATGTAAAACTTGAAACAAGTATTGGAATTCTAAAGATTTATAAAGGTCGATACACAGATCAAGTAATTAATACGGTTGAACTTTACATAGAGTCGTCTAAAAAATATAGAGGGGCGGTTTTTAAAAATCAAGTAATTTATCAAGGAGTTACCAATGTTGCTCATATGAATACTTATAATCCAGTAATTGAGTACATGAATAAAGCCTATGCTCTCTGGGATAAAAAACATCGTTTAGAAACTTATTTTGTTGATTATCTTGGGGCACCCAATGAAGAAACTACACGGCTTATTACAACATTATGGTTTATGGGGGCAGTCGCAAAAGCCTATAATCCAAAAGTTAAATTTGATTTTGTTTTAGATTTGGTTGGTGGTCAAGGCGTAGGTAAAACTTCGCTGCTACAAAAAACAGCACCACTAGGACTTTATACAGATCAGTTCAATACATTTTCAAATAAAGACGATTTCGAAGTTATGAAAAATGCTTTAATTGTTAATGATGATGAAATGACTGCTTCAAATGATGCGAGTTTTGAAGAAATAAAGAAATTTATTACAATGCAACAGTTTGAATATCGTAAAGCATATGCTCATAAATCAGATATTTTCTTAAAGAAGTTCGTTATTGCTAGAACCACCAATGAAATTCGTCACTTAAAGGATAGATCAGGAGATAGAAGATTTATTTCAATATTTGCGAATGCAGATAAACAAAAGAAATCTCCTATCACAGATTTAAATGATGAATACGTTCAACAAGTCTGGGGTGAAGCGGTGTGGCTTTATAAAAATACTAAAGAGCCGTTTCTGTTAGATAAGCACCAAAGAGAATTATTAGCAGAGAATAGAAAGCAATTTCGTTATACTTCAGGTCTTGAAGACGAACTTAATACTGTTCTTGAAAATAAATTCGCAAAGAAAGAGTTTATTTCTAATTATGAACTTGCATTTGAAATCTTTAAGGATAGGGATGCATTAAGTAGAAATACCAAAGATGCTCGAGATGTTAGATATTTCATGGAGCATTTAGGTTATGAAGTTGGTGCTAGAAAAAAGGTTGACGGCAAAACAGTAGCAGGTTTTGCTAAAAAGTTACATTAAGATCCAGTTGGTTATACTTAGTGTAACTCCTGAAACTCTTGATATATCTATGCTTAAGTTAGTTAGTTATACTACTACAGTAAATAACTAATAAAAGTAAATAAAATAATATATATATTATTATAAGGGCTAATAGCGTTAAAGAGTTTTTCAAAAATTACTATAACTTTTTAGATCTTTGATCTTTATGAAGTCTTGAGAGAGTAAGGATAAAGGACGGTTATGGTTGGTGCAGGTAAAGATTATAGCGTAACTTTAATATTTAAAAGGATTAATTAATGAATACAGAAAGAAATGATCTTGAAGTTGCTAATGAAACGATGGTTATGACTTATTTAAACATTCTTAAGTATGCCGAACATCATTGCAATAAAGATCAAGATCCATATAAAATTGCAGATCATGTTTTTACAGGTTATATGAAAGCTGTAACTAATAATCAACAAGAAGGAAAAGACTAATATGGAAAGATTTTGGTGTGGAGTGATTCCGCATAATAAAAATCCCGTGGCTTGCCCTCGGTACAAAAAGTTATTTATGTAAAAGAATGGGTAATAAATTATGAAACGAAGAATTAGAAAGAAAATGCTTCAAAAAGAAATTTATCTTATTAATGAGAGTTTAGTTCGTAATTCTTATTTGGTAGATAAGTATAAAAATGATCGGACTATGAACGGTGTTATAGCTAGATTAGCTCTTCCAATTAGTAATGTAGGGCTTAAATTTAGAAAAAGTTTATTAATCAAAAAAATAAAAAGAGGCGATTATTAATGTGTGGAAATATATTTCAAAAATATACGGATAATTTAGCCAATGTTCTCCAATCTAAAAATAAAGCCTATGGTGACAGTTTTACTAAATCGGTTGATAAATATGGTTTATCAGTGATTGGTGTGCGCTTGTCTGATAAATACAATCGAATTGAACACCTAATTACTAATAATGAGCTCAAAGAAAACGATGAATCACTTGAAGATACATTGCTTGATATGGCAGGATATTCAATTTTAGCGTTGAGATATTTAAAGGAGCATAAAGATGAAAACTATAGAGGTTAATTATTATACTGAAGGCATTAGACAACATTATTTTGAGTTTGATGTACCTACCAATTTACCAGATTTTAAAATTGATGAATTAGTAAGAAATAAAATTTTTTCAATAGAAATTGACGAATATAAGTGGGGTGTAAGTGGAAATGAATAGAGGATACGAATGTGAATATTGTAGTAATCAATTAGATGATACTAATGATGTGATTTTTATTGATCGTTCATTTTTGCCATCTGGAGCAGTATTTTGCAATGTGGAATGTTTGATGCATTTTTTTAATACTTATAAAGGTGCTTTGAAAGATATTAAGTTACTGATTGATGTAGATGAAGAATATTTACCTACTTTTCCTCAAAATTTTAGTGGTGGAAATAGGACTGAAGCTTGTGAGACAGTTAGAAGATTAGCAGTGAAAAATCCAAAGATAGATCAATATTAATGAGTAAGACATATGGCGACAACAAAAATTAATAAACAGATTCAAAGTGTTATTAATGATATTAAAGCTTTTGAAAAGCAAGTTGGATCTTTAGAAGATCCTGATATTGAAATACAAAAAGATGTTCCTAGTGCTGGAACTTCAACTCTAAAGATTAAAATTACTTATTAAATTAAACGAGGTAAAGATTATGCACGGAAAAGTTATTCAATTTAAAGGTGAAATTTCTAATTTTAAAGTTAAAGATGGTATGGTTACTATTCAATTAGCTGCAGATACTAATGATATCGTGTTAGATAAACTAAATGAGATTGCTACAGGCCCATTAATGGTCAATTTAGAAGCTAGTCAAACTGAATTGATTTCAGAAAATCAAGAAAGTCATTAAATTTATGAAATCAGAACATGAAATTCAAAAAGAAATTCAAGTAGCTTTATCTCAACATAAGTGTACTGTTTTTAGAGCTAATGTTGGTAAAGTTCAAACAATTGATGGCCGCTGGTTTGATACAGGATTGCCTCAAGGGCATCCAGACCTGTACGGTTTTAGATGGGTAGATAATCAAATTTTCTACATTGAAGTTAAGTCAAAAACTGGAAAACCAAGACCCGATCAAATTCGGTTTCATGAATTTCTTGCATCCCATAATGTGATTCATGGAATTGCTAGATCTGTAAAAGATGCATTAATGATAGTAGATGGAGGGCTTCAAGGATATGGCTTTGACTAGATTTCAAAATGCTTTACTTTATATTCATAAAGCTGAAGAACGTCATGGATCAATTACACATACTCCTGATTCTGATCCAGATTTAATTGCTGCACAAAAATTATTAGCTGATAAGTATATTGAGCCTACTGATTTTGAACCAGATGAAAATGATTTAAAGATCAAAAAGCTTATTGAACGGGGATATCCAGCTCACTATATTTATGAAAAACTAAAAGTTGATAAACCTAGGGTGCTAAGAATAAAGAAAATTTATGGTTTGAATTATAGAACAAAGTTTAAATATAAAATTTCTTATAAAGGTAGACCTGATTTTTATACCTCATATGCTCAAGGAATATGTAATTATGTTGGAATTTCAAATTGTAGATCTCAAAGGGCAATTTTAAAAGCTGAAAAATTAGGATATACAGTTTCTAAAATATCATTATATTGGTGGGAGATACCTGATGAAGCAATTTATAAAACTTGTAATTCAGAAGTGTTTAAAAAGCAAGGAAATAATTCTTGGCTAAATAAGGAGTTAAAATGGAAATTTTAATTGATTCGTATGTATATGATGAACTAAAGAAACATTGCGAGAAAAATAAGGTGCCTATGTCAATGGTAGCCACTAAAGCTATCAAACAATATTTAAATGCGGAGTGATAGTGTGGATTTATTGCCCAAACTTAATGAACAGAAAACTTATGAAAATGTAACTAATTTTTTCAAGAGAGACTTAGAAAGAATTGTGTTGATGAGCGGAAGTCGAATGACGGATTTAGCTTCTCCTAATTTAAATGGAGCACCAGGTTCAAGCAATTTTAATAATGTTGAAATTAACTTGATTAATGGTTTAGATGCGCAAAATATTGTTAAGTCTGTTAATGATGCCTTGCATTATGGGGTTGATCCCGTTTCTAAAAAGATCTTGATTGGTCTTTATATTAACCATCAACGCTGGGTAGATATTCAGCCCTTAATATACCGAGAACATACTTCATTTTCTGTTTATCGTAAGCACGCTTTGATTTCTTTTGCATACTCGTTTGAAGGATGGCAAGTAAAGAATCATTGCGATAAAGTGATAAAACTTATTGAAACGGAATAAATACGTACTAAGTATGAATACTACCCGAATATAAATCAGGTTATTATAGTATTGTCGAAAAATTAAACGATGACTGTAATATCCTAGGATGATAAATGTGTAAAATGTCTTTTTCAATGATTTTGAGCCGATGCACACGGAGCAGGATTTGATACCTGCATCATCCTTAGTTACTGTTAAATAAAGTGATAATTGTAAGAACGGAATTAACCGTTCTTTTTGTTTTGTATAAATTAAGGCGGTGGTGATATGGTTTGACGATTAAGAAAAATAAAGAATACAGTGCTTTTTCAAAATTAGATAAAAAGCATCAAGAAGCTGTTAAGTTGCTTTTTGAAGGTGATTTGAAAGATGAAGAAATTGCTAAAAAGATTAATCGTTCAACAGTCACCTTATGGAAGTGGAAAAAAGATCCATTATTCAAGGAAGCTCAACATGAATACAGTATTTCTCAATTAAATAATGCTTTACCAGATGCCATAAAAGAATTACTTAAATTAATTCGCAATGGTAAATCTGAAATGGTTAAGCTTCAAGCGATTCAAACAGTATTAAAGCAAGCTGGTTTGTTTGCAGATAATGGAACTCCCGAACTTGATGCTGCTAGAATTCGTAAAGCTAATGCTGATGCTCGTGTTGCTGAAGCTAGAGCTAAAGCAATGGAAGATAATGGTCAAGACATGGAACAACTGCTTGATAAGATGTTAGATACTTTAATAAAGGAGGATAAGAAGAGTGGCAATAACTGATTTCTTTACCCCCAAACAAGTTGAAGTATTCCATACTTATAAAACTAAGCCGTTTAAAATTATGATTCTGTCTGGAGCTGTTCGGTCGGGGAAAACTTTTATTGATAATGTTTTGTTTCTTAATGAATTGAAACGAGTAGCAGAGTTAGCCCGATTACGAGGGGATAAACACCCAAGATTTATTCTTGCAGGTGCAACATCTGGTTCAATTTATAATAATGTGATTTCTGAGTTACAGACACAATTTGGTTTAACTTTAAAACCTGATTTTCACAATCATTATCATTTGTTCGGTGTCGATATTGTTCCTGTTTATACGGGGTCTATTTCAGGATTATCAAGTGCTCGTGGTTTTACTTCTTATGGAGCATATGTAAATGAAGCATCCCTTGCTAATCATGAAGTATTCAATGAAATTCAAAACCGTTGTTCACAACCTGGATCACATATTATTTGCGATACTAACCCTGATATTCCCACACATTGGTTAAAGTTGGATTTTATTGATAATAAAGACCCTGATTCTGGAATTGTTTCATTTAATTTCACGATTGATGATAATACTTTCCTTGATCCTGGATATGTTAAATCTATGAAAGCATCTAAGCCTAAAGGGATGTTTTATGATCGTGATATTTTGGGCTTATGGGTTACTGGTGAAGGTATTGTTTATCAGGACTTTGATGCAAAACAAATGGTTATTGATGATGATAAAATTCCTGAAGATCTTCAATATTATTGCGGCGTTGACTGGGGATTTGAACACCCTAATCCAATTCTTTTATTAGGGGACGATGATCAAGGTAATACTTACGTAATTCGTGATTATACGAAAAAACATAAATTTATTAATTACTGGGTTAAGATTGCACAGAACTTACAAGGTGAGTTTGGACGCAATCTTATTTTTTATGCTGATTCGGCTCGTCCTGATAATGTTAATGAATTTCAAGCAGCTGGTATAAACTGTATCAACGCTAATAAAAATGTATTACCTGGTATTGAATGTGTTGCACAGAAGATGCGTGAAGGAAAATTCTTTGTTGCTAAGTCTTGTTCCCAAGGTTTAATGAATGAAATCTACCAATATGCTTGGGATGAAAATACAGGCCAACCTTTAAAAGAAAATGACGTTAGACATAATGACCGACTAGATGCATTAAGATATGGAATTTACTCAAAGAATGTGAAAGGGGGCTTTATTCCTTGGACGTAAAAGCATTGAAGGAATTACTAAAAAATACTGGTACTCAACACAAAAGGTTTTCTGACAGATATGAAAAATCAATCAAGTACTACAATAATGAAAATGATATTACGTTAAGAACTAATGGAAAATCCATTGTTAAAGAAGATGGGAAAAAAGATCCCTTAAGAAGAGCTGATAACCGTGTATCTAACAACCTGCACCAGTTACTGGTAGATCAAGAAGCTGGTTACGTGGCTACTGTGGCACCACAAATAGATGTAGACAGTGATACGGATAATCAACGGATTAGGGATGTATTGGGAGATCAATTCGCCTTAGTCATTAATAAAGAAGTAATTGATGCTGCTAATGCTGGAGTAGGTTGGCTACATTATTGGATTGATGAAGATAATAATTTTAGATACGGAATTGTTACACCGTCACAAATTACACCTGTTTATGATACAACGCTGGATAATAAGCTATTGGGAGTATTACGTTCTTATAAACAATTAGATACAGATGTAGGTAAATATTTTACTGTACACGAATATTGGAATGATCAAGAAGCTCAATTTTTTAAAACCAAAGCTAGTGATCAAACTGTAATTGAACCCTTTAATAAGATTGTGTCATACGATACTACAGCAGGCTATGAGACGGGACAAAGTAACACGTATACTCATAATTTGGGGCGTGTGCCGTTTATTCCGTTTCCTAAGAATATTTATCAAAAACCTGATTTATTTAAATATAAAGGTTTAATTGATGCATATGACCATATTTATAATGGCTTTTTAAATGATGTATCTGATGTTCAACAGGTTATTCTTGTTCTTAATAATTATGGTGGAACTGATCTTAAAGAATTTATGGATACTTTAAGAGATTATAAGGCTATTAAGTTTAATAATGCAGGGAACGGGGATAAATCAGGTGTAGAAAAGCTTACGATCGATATTCCCGTTGAAGCCCGTAAAACACTTCTAGATTTAACGAGGGAGAATATTTTTACAGAGGGTAAAGGTATTGATCCTAATAAGTTTGAAACTACCAATGCTAGTGGAACTGCCATTAAAATGCTTTATTCTAATCTAGAATTGAAAGCTGCTAATACTCAAGCTTACTTTACTAATTCAATCAATGATTTAATTCGAGCAATTATGCGTTATTTGAATTTGAAAGATCCTGAGGGGCGTAAAATTACTCAAACTTGGAAACGTACTAGAGTTGAAGATGATCTTGCTAAAGCTCAAACTGTAGCTACTGTAGCAAACTATTCCTCTAAAGAAGCAATTGCTAGAGCTAATCCGATTGTTGACGATTGGCAACAAGAATTAAAAGACCAGAAAGAAGATATTCAAAATAGTGACGGTTTTAGATCGTCTCAGAGCTTTAATAATTCTGAAGATGAAGATTACGCAGAGGATAATAAAAACAATTCTGATAAACCAGAGCAGGCAAATAAAGAAAATAGTTAGGTAACTTCCTATGAAAGCACAAGATTACTGGAAAAAACGAGTTCTGTTAGCTAAACAGAAAGAAATGGAGTCTACTGCTGAATATGAAGTTGCGATGCGTTCTCGTCTTAAGGATCTTGAAAATGAATTTATAAAAGAATCAAAGAATTGGTTAAGTAAATACGCTAATTCAAATAATCAGTCACTAAAACAAGCGGCTCATTATTTGAATTCTATTGATACTTCTAAATTTGATATGACATTAGCAGAGTTTGAAGCAAAGGCAAAAGCTAGTGGCTATGAAAAAGAATTGAATTCTGCTTACTATAAATCTAGAATTGCTAGACTTAAGGAATTATATAAACAATATCAAAATCTAGCTGCTAGTTATGCTGATAGTGAAGAAGCTAATATGGCATTAGCGCTAGCTCAACGGTATCAAGATACTTATTTACTAGAAAATTACAATAGATATTTGGTAGTAGGTGGCATTGATGTTAACTTGGCACATTTTAATGAACAAGAATTAAAAGATATTGTTTACCAGCCTTGGAAGGGGAGTGACTTTAGTAAAAGAATTTGGAATAACTATACAAAAGTTATGCCTGAAGTTTTAACAGATGTAATGTTCCGTTCAATTGCTTTAGGATATTCCCATACTCGTGTTGAACAAATGCTAAGAGATAGGTTTCAAGGTGTGGTTAATTCAAATATTCACCGTCTTGTTGTAACTGAAATGGGACATGCTGCAGAACAAGCTACAGCTAAGTTTTATGAAGATTCAAAGATTGAGCAGTATGAATATCTCGCTACTTTAGAAAGTCATACCTGTGAACGGTGCGCTCATTTAGATGGGCGCATTTTTAGTACCAAAAATAAAGTTGAAGGTCTCAATTATCCCTTGATCCATCCCTACTGTAGGTGCACTACAGTTCCATATATTAAAGGACTACCTGGCATAACTACAAGGTGGTCTAGAGATTATATTAGCGGTAAAGGTAGATGGATAAAGAATCAGCTTTATGCTGAATGGGAGAAGAATCGTAGGCTACATATTCTTACAGCTAACGAATGGATCCAAATGCAAAACATCTCTAAACTAGATGTAGCTAAATTCTTGAAGTTGCCTTATAACGTTACTGGCTATCTAAATAAACCTCCTAAAAGCAAAGATGTGCCTAAGACACTACAGTATATTAATGAAGTAAGTATCTCGGATTACATAGATAGGCGCTGGAATGAAAGACCAAGTTCAAAGCCTGAAGATATATCTACTCGAAATGCTGTTAAGGCTAACTTAATTGAACAAGCTAATAAAGTAGCTAAGTTAAGTGTCTTACCTACTGTTGAAATTAGAATGAGGGTCCATACTTCTGATTTAGAAAGTATTTTAGATAATGGTTTTAAAACTCAATTAGAGACAAAATCAAGTGGCGGTGCTTATAACCCTTCATTAAGAAAAGAAGCCACCGCAAAGTTATTCAATTTGTCCCCAAAGGAAATGAATAATTTAAAGCCTAATGAGTTTGAAAAGTACGGGTACTTATGGGACAATCGAGATAAAGAACCAGATTATAGTGTTTTAGACCCGTATGGTAGCACTAAGGTTATATTTAAAAATGAAATTAGAGATAGAATTACTTATTTTCATGGGGACAGTTTGGGTTTAGGCAAGTATTCATTAAATCAAGAGTTGAATAGAGCCGCTAAATTAGGTGAGCCCAACCCATCATATTTACGTAGCATGTGGAAGTTTAAAGCAGATGATGGGCTAAATATGGGTCAAAAGCTATGGAGAGACCCAAATAGAAAATTGAGTGATGATTATACTAATATTAATCAGTTCTTAAAAGACCCAAGTAAGTTTTATAATGAAGCACAAATTCATGGCTCACTTACTAAAAAAGATATTGAGTTAATTATTATATCTAAAGAAGAATTGACTAAAACATTACAACAAAAACTAAAACAAGACGGTATAAAATATAAAGTAATTGGAGGTAACCATGATGATTAAATTATTGGCTAAAAACGATAAATATTATGTTTTTGCGGTTGATTATTATTTTTATACCGTCAATAGGTCAACTGGTAAAATATTACCTCAAGAATATTTGGCTCCATTATTAAAATATGGCGTTCCATATGAATATGGTGATTTTACTAATGAATGTTCTAAGGAGTATTTAGAAGAAATTAGTAATAAAGCATCTGACTATAATAAAAAATATATTGAAGACCTTGTTAATATTGGAGAATTACCACGTAACGAAGTAATGCCTTATATGATTAAGCGTTATGAACAGATACTTGCTAATTTTAATTTAGCAATTGGTAAACAAGTATATAAAAATGTTAAGTATGATCCTGATTGGATAGATGACCTTGAAGGATTATAATTATTTTTTTGTTTTCACAATAAATAACAAAACTAAGCGAGTTCTTATATCAAGGATTCGCTTTTTATTATGTAATTATATAGGTGCTTTATGAAAGAACTATGGGATAAGGTTAGATATAGCGAATGGTTTACAATTTTGCTATATATTTTAGCTGTACTAGTTGTTTTTGTGTTATTTTTTGTTGCAGGAACAGTTCTTAACATATGGTATATTCATTTCATGAAAGACACATTCGGAATTAATGTTTATTGGATAATAAATCAATAATAATTTTGACCTAAGTAAGTCGTAAAACTGCTTATTTTTTATACCTTAGGAGAGGCGAACTCGTATAAAACGTGTGAAAGGATAGGAGAAATTATGAAAAGAGATCAATTGAAAGAGCTGGGATTAGAAGAATCTGTAATTAATCAAATTATGGATTTAAATGGAGCAGATATTGAGAAGGCTAAGTCCTCTAGTGCAGAAATGCAGGAAGAAAATGAAGCCTTGAAGGCTCAACTAAAAGAACGCTAAGGATAATGAGGAGCTATCTAATTCTTATAAAGAATTGCAGGCTAAGTATGAGAAAGATACCGCGGATCTATCAACTAAGCTTAGTCAAACACGCTTAAATAGTGCCTTAGATGGAGAACTCTCTAAAGCTGGGGTTAGAAACACGAAGGCTATTAAAGGATTACTTGATATGAATGAAATCAAACTAGATAAAGAAGGTAATCTAACTGGTTTGGACAGTCAAATTAAGTCAATTAAGCAAAGTGATTCTTATTTATTTAATGAAGGACAAAAGCAAGATTATCAGCCTTCCAATGGTAAGCCTGCTGAAACTGATCCAGTTCAACAAATGGTAAATGTATTTAAAGGAGAATAATAACTAATGGCTATTAACTATGCTGAAAAATACCAACAAGCTGTTATTGATGGTTTTTATCCTACAGATTTGTACTCAAGCGTTTTGTGGCAATCACCATCAAATAATCAAATTAACTTCCTTGATGCTAAACATATCAAGGTTCCACGTTTACAAATTTTAAGTGGTCGTAAAGATCGCGCAAGACGTACAGTAACTACACCTGCGGCAAATTATTCACTAGATTATGATGTCTATGAATTAACTAATGACCGTTATTGGAGTACTTTGGTTGATCCTCTTGATGTTGATGAAACCAATCAAGTTGTATCAATGGCAAATATTACTAAGCAATACAATCAAGATTCTAAAATGCCTGAAAAAGACCGTGAAATGTTTTCTAAGTTATTCGATCAACGCCAAAAGATTAATGTTGATGAAGGATTAGAAGAAAATGCAGGTATTCATACCGAGTCACTTGATGCAAGCAATGCTCTTAAGGCTTACGATCAAATGATGAGAAATCTTGATCTTGCTAGAGTTCCAGCGCAAGGCCGTATTCTTTATACTGACACTGCAACTTATTACTTACTTAAGGAAGCTGAAGCAGTAAACCGTACTATTGTTGTGGGGGATGCTCAAAATATTAATCGTACAGTTCGTTCACTTGATGAAGTAACTGTGGTTGCAGTTCCTGAAGACTTATTCCAAACAAAGTTTGACTTTACTGATGGATCTAAGGAAGTTGACGATGCAAAGCAAATTAAGATGATGCTTATTTGGAATGGATCACAAATTGCTCCTGAAAAGTACTCATGGGCAGGTTTTGATGCTCCAAGTGCAGCTACTTCAGGTAATTACCTTTACTATGAACAATCATATGATGATGTATTATTGCTTAAGCCAAAGTTCCGAGGTGTTGAATTCTTTATTGCAGATAAGTCCGCTGCTGACTCTACTGGTTCAGGTCGTAAAGAAACTGCAAAGAATGATGCTAAGCCAAATAAGAACAATACCGTTGAAGAAATCAAGGCTTATTTAACTAAGCAAAATATTGATTTTGCTGGTAAAAATACTAAGGATGAATTATTAGCTTTAGTAAAGTAGGGGTAAAAAATGCTAGATCTTGAACGCTATGGAGCTATGTTAGAGCAAATTAAATTGTTGGTTCCTTTTGAGATTGATGAATCCACTGCATCCCTAACCGAAGATAATGAGGTTATCGCTAAAGCTAAAGAAGAAATGAAACGAAAGCGAGAAGAACTATACACAGATCTTCTTACTTTTTCTTTAAGTAAAACTATTCAAGATGTAGCAAATTACACTAACATTTCTATTGATGAGTTACCTCAAGAATTAGATCGTACTATGGTTACAATGGTTATTCGAATGATTGATACTCATGATTTATTATCAAGGATTGAAGGAAGCGATGGTACTTATAATATTCAATCTCTCAACGAAGGTGATACTAGTGTGACCTTTAGATCTAAGAGTGAAATTTATAACGCTTTGCAAAACATAAATCCTATTAGTGATAATGATATTAATGTTCTTAATAATTTTAGAAGGATAAAGTGGTAATATGAATTACTTTAAAGCCTTAAAGAAAACCATTCCCATTTTATGGACTGATAAAGTAAAAATTACTGGTACCAAACCTGTTGTTAAAAATCACATTACTAATAATGTTTCAACAACAATTGTCGAAAATGAGCCCGCGAAAGTTATTCTTAAAGGACAATCTGCAGGGAATCAGTCATTTTATGGTACTGATCAATATGATGCTAAGCTATTAATTCGAAACGGAATTAATATTCCTGCTGGTGCGATTATCTATGTCACTGACCAGAATGGGCAAACGACTAAATATAAACGTGCTAGCAAAGGGTACACAGGTTATTACAGTCATCAGGAATTAGCTATGACTAGGGATGAAAAGGCGTGATTACTTATGTCATTAGGAGAAATTGACGATGCTGATTTTCAAGCATGGGCTGACCGAGTTAAAGGAAGAATCAAGCATGGAGATATTAAAAGAGAATTAAGTAAAAGTAGTCGTAACATTGGTGTACAAGCACTTAGAACTTTTAAGGCTAATACTCCAGTGGATTCAGGTGGCTTAAGAAGAGCATGGGAGGTTGATGGTCCCAGCCATTCAGGTGGTGGATGGACTATCACACTTAATAACAATATGGAATACGCTTCATATGTTGAAAGAGGTCATAGACAAACTCCAGGGAGATATGTTCCTGCAATTGGTAAACGTTTGAAAGCTAGTTGGGTGCCAGGACAATGGTTCATGCAACGTTCGCTTAATCAAGTGAATATGCAATTACCTCAATTAATTACACCAGGATTATGGGCATTTGAAAAAATATTGGAATAATGGAAGATATAATACAAAGAATTGTGGATAAATTAGCAGAAATTTTTCCCGAAACAACGATTTATACAGAAAATCAAACAAGCGGTTTTGATGTGCCGAGTTTTTACATTATTAAAACTTTGACACAATCTAAGAACCGCTTTTTTGATATTCAAGATCGCACAGTATCCTATCAAATTGTTTATTTTGCTAATCCTGAAGCTCCAAACGCTGATTTAAATAGAGTGGAAGAATTATTATTAGACAATTTTACTCGGTTGGACGAGTATTCTACGGTTCGTAACCGTGATATTAATACAGATCCAAAAGAAGAAACGCTAACTATGCAATTTGACCTTTTATTGAATATGTATAAAGTTGATCACACACCAATGCAAAGGAGTCTTGATATTAATGGTGGAATCAAAGAAAACTAAAACTACTGCTAATAAAACAGCAGTAAAAGAGCCTACTTTTACAAAGTTAGGCTTAAAAATGAGCAATACTTTTAATACTACTGATAAAGATATTATCAATATTGTTCTAGAAGATAATAAAGAATACACACTTGCACAGGTTAAGCAAGCAATCAAGAAGTTTAAGGAGGGTATTTAAATGGCTGGTGGAACTTGGAAAGCACAAAATAAACGTAGACCAGGTGTCTATATTAATGTTAAGGGTAATGGAAAGCCTGTTGTTAACAGTCCTTTAGGTCGTTTGTTAATGTTTCAAAACAAGCCGCTTGGCTGGGGTAAAAATGGTGTCATTACATTAGATGCATCAAGTAATTTTGAAGAGTTAACAGGACATAAACTAAGTGACCCTGAACTTGCTCCAGTGCGAGAGGCATTAAAGGGTGCTGAAACTATTTTACTTGTTAATTCAGTTAATGGTGGGACTAAAGCTAAGTTTGATGGATCAAAATCAGAAAATGGTCAAATTGATATTAGTATTGAAGCGAAGAATCCAGGTGTTGTTGGAAATAACATTACCGTTGATTTGAATCAGGCTGATACAAATAATAATGGAATCACTGACTATGTTATTACTACAATTTTAGGTACAAAAATTTTAGATAAGCAAACAATTAAGGGAGTACAATTTAGAGTTTTTTTAGATAGTAAACTTGATGTAAACAAATTGGGCATTAATTCACTTAATGAATTAGAGTTTGAAAATGAATATGTGAAGTTTAAGATTACTGATAAAGCCAAAGAAGCTTTTAATAAATTAATTAATGGGGCTAAGGAACTTACTCCTGAAGAAAGACAAAACTTGGATAATGCTTCTCTTTTCCAATTGAGTGGTTCAAATCAATTAACTGGTGGTACCGATGGTACGAACAATGTAATTAATGTGATGAACGAAGTACTTGAAAATGAATATTATTCTGTTGCAACAACTGCAGGTTGGGACGAATCAAGTAACATTCATCAATTATTTGCTGAACAAATTAAGCGACTACGTGAAAACATTGGTCTTAAAGTTCGAGGAGTAATCCCTAACTCTACAGATGTAGCATATAACTATGAAGGCATCTCAAGTGTAAAGAATGGTTATTTGCTTAATGATGGCACCCTTATTGATGTACCAACTGCTACAGCTCGGTTTGCTGGGATGTCTGCAAGTGCAGATGCTGCCACAGCCTTAACTTATGCAGATATTGATGATGCAGTAGAAGCGTCTCCAAGATTGAATAATGAAGATACTATTACTGCCCTTAATAACGGTGAAATTGTATTTACTACTCGTCCAGGCAACCGTGTGGTTATTGAGCAAGATATTGATACTTTAACTAGTTTTAGCGGCGAAAAGCCTAAAGAATTTAGTAAAAATCGTATTATGCGTACACTTGATGAAATTTGTTCAAATACTCAACAAGTATTTGAAAGTTCATTTTTGGGTAAAGTAGGGAATGATGATGCTGGACGTAATTTGTTTAAGGCTAACCGTACCGCTTACTTACAAGGATTACAGGCACAATCTATTATTCAAAACTTTACTCCAACCGATTTAGAAGTTTTAGGTGGAGAAGATAGCGACGCAGTTGTAATGAATTTATCAGTACAACCAGTCGATGCTATGGAAAAGCTTTATGTAACTATTACTGTAAGATAGGAGAAATAATATATGTCTTTAGATTCATTTTTAAATGGACGTGATACCATCTCAACTAAAGATGCTCACATTGATCTTGAAATTAACGGTAAAATTATTAAATTGATCGAATGTAATAAATTTACTGCCAAATTAGAAAAGAACAAGGAAGATGTTCAAACATTAGGTACTCACTGGAAACATAAGAAGACCACTTCTGTTGAAGGAACAGGTACTTTAGGTGGCTTTGTAATCAATTCTAATTGGATTAAATATGCTATTCCTTATACTCAACAAGGTGGGGATTTATACTTTAAAGCAACTTTAACCATTCATGATCCAACATCTCATGTAGGTACTCAAACTGTCTTACTTAAAGATGTTAACTTGGATGATGTTCAAATCGCAGATTTTGAAGCGGATGATGGCGTTATGCAATGGGAATCAGATTTCACTTTTGAAGGAATTAGCCTTGTTAAGGAATTTGATGGAATGCCAGCTACTATTGATTACTAATAAAATTTAAGGAGAAATAATATTATGACTACAAATATTAGCGACTTTTTACTTGAAAATGTAGGTTCACCAATTGAAAAGAGAAAGGTACACCTCAAGAGATTTAAATCAGATTTTGAAATTCAAAGCTTAACCGCCGAAGAGACTGATGTATTGCGTAAGCAAGCCACCAGACGTATTACTAATAAACGCACCCATCAAATTGAACAACAAACTGATCAAGATAAGTTTAATGGACTAATCTTAACTCATTCAGTAGTATTCCCTGATTTAGATAATGCTGAATTACAAACTTCTTATGGTTGTCCTGGAGATCCAGAAAAATTACTCAAGAAGATGCTTACTATTGGAGAATACAATCAATTATCCCAAGCTGTTATGGATTTATCAGGTTTAAATGATGAAGATCCAGATGAATTGGTTGAAGAAGCAAAAAACTAATTAATGACTCAATTGGTGACTTTGCTTTATATCACTATATTCTTAATGAATACCACTGGACGCCTAAAACTTGGACTGCAATGAGTATTCGTGAAAAGGCGCTTATAGTCGCATCAATTGAGGTAAGACAAAAAGAAGAGGAAAAACAAGAACGCGAAGCAAAAAGAAAGGCAAGGTCAAAGCATGTTTAATGCAAAGACTTTGTCTTTCTTTTTTTATTGAATAAATTACCGTTGAAAACACGGGATTTTAATCCCGTAATGAAAACGACTCTTTTCATCATTTTCTTTTTAAAAGCCTATTTTTCCTTCTTTTCCTTTGCTATAATTTTTAAAGA